CACACGTATTTACATGGGTGAAGAAGGTGATGTAGGTTATCTAGCTCCTGACAGTACAGCACTAAACGCTGACTTTCAAATACAAAACCTAGAAAACAAAATGGAAGAAATGGCTGGTGCTCCTAGACAAGCTATGGGTATCAGAACAGCAGGTGAAAAAACAGCCTTTGAAGTTCAGACATTACAAAACGCAGCATCTAGAATATTTGAACACAAGACTGCACACTTTGAAAGAGTATTCCTAGAGCCTTTACTTAATGCAATGTTTGAGGTATCAAGAAGAAGAATGAATATTTCTGACACAATAAGAGTGTTTGATACACCTACCAACGCTGTTATATTTAAAACAATAACTAAGGATGACATAACAGCTAGTGGTAAAATAGTTCCTATTGGAGCTAGACACTTTGCTGAAAGAGCTAGAAGAGTACAGAGTTTAACGCAACTTTATCAGATTAAATTGTCAGACCCAACTGTAGCTGCACATATGTCAGGTAAAGAGTTTGCCAGAATCCTAGCTGAAGAGTTAGGTGAACCTACGTTGTTCTCAGAAAATATAATGGTTCAGGAACAGCTAGAGACTCAGCAAGAAGTACAAGAAGCTGAGATGCAAAATGAAGAAATGTTAGTTCAAAAACAAGAATTGGGAATGTAACTATGTATGGATCAAAAAAGAAACCAATGCCAAAGAAACCAAAGCCTAAGAAAAAATAATGAAGACCGCTTGGTATAAAGACTGTCAAACTCAAGAGCAAAAGGATGCTAGAAAACAAGTTATTCTTTCTAGCAGCGAAGGGTTTTTACAGCTTGAAAAAATTCTTGAGTCTATGCTTGAGGATAGACCAACCACTGCAGATTATAATAATGCAAATTGGTCACACAAAATGGCTGATCGTATCGGCTACAACAGAGCACTAACCCAAGTGCTCGATCTTATTAACCTAAATAAGGAATAAAATTATGGTATTTACTGATAACACTGCAACCACACAGGATAATCAGAACAACGAGAATCAAGAGCAAGTAACCCCTGTACAGGAATCTTTTCTTGATAAACTCGTACAGGCAAAAGGGGAAAACTGGCGTGACCCTGAAACTCTTGCCAAAGGTAAACTTGAAGCAGATGGCTACATAAAAAATCTTGAAGATCAGTTAGCTCAAATGCGAGAGGATATAAAAAAGCAAGACTATCAGAGCGAAATTTTAACCCAGCTTCAGAATAAGGCTACTGAAACTAGTGCAGTAAACACTGAAGTGCCAAAGGATAACACTAGCGTTAACACACAGAACACCACTGGGGTTGTTAACGAGGAAGACCTGAAGAGCCTTGTAGAAAAAACACTCAATCAACGAGAGTTGCAAGCCAAAGTGCAGACCAACTTACAGTACGTTGACAAAGAGCTAGAGGGAAGCTTTGGCACTGAAGCCAAGGCTCAAATTGAAAAGAAAGCTACAGAGCTTGGTATGTCAGTAGATCGTTTACGAGATATTGCTGCTGAGTCACCTAATGCCTTTTTTGCTCTTATAGGTGAGAATAAACGTCCTACTGATCCTATGATTAGTGGTTCTGTTCGAACTGAGGGTGTTTCAATGCAACCCTCTACGGAGCGTAATTTCGATTACTACCAAAAACTACGTAGAGAAAATCGTAACTTGTACTATTCCGCTAAGACGCAGCAACAAATGTTTGAGGACAAAGCTCGGCTTGGCGAAAAGTTTGGTGCATAATTAAGGGAACTTAGACATGGCAATGACCACATCTAATACCTCGTTCCTGCAACGTGCTCAGGTCTATTCATCAGAATTAAAAGAAATTCTGCGTGACGAGATGATGGCACAACGGTATGTGCGTATGCTTGATGGTTTTCCTGATGGAAACACATTCAACATCCCATCTATCGGTCAGGCACAGGTAGACAACTACTCAGAGGATAGTGCCGTTACCTACCGTCCACTCGACACAGGTAACTTTACATTCTCAGTCGATAAGTATCTGTCATCAGCTACTTACATGACAAAGAAAGCAGAGCAAGACGTATTCTATTCTTCAGAATTAATGTCACGCTTTGTACCAGAACAAGAACGTGCAATCATGGAGCACTTTGAGACAACCACTCTCGCTGCCCCAGAAGCAGGTGTAGCCGCTAACTCAGAGGAAACACTAAACGGAATCAAAATGCGTGTCGCAGCATCTGGATCAGGTGAGTTAATCACCTTGAAAGAGTTTGCGTATGCTCGTTTTGCGCTTAAAAAGCATAATGTTCCAGACAATGCTTTGGTTGCTATCGTTGATCCTTCAGTTGAATACACAATCAACACACTATCAAACCTAGTAAACGTGTCAAACAACCCACGTTTCGAAGGTATTGTTCGTGATGGTATTGCAACTGGTATGCGTTTCGTAGCAAACGTGTATGGGTTTGACGTATACTGTTCAAACTTCTTAGCCGATGCTACTGATAGCGGTTTAGAAGAAGCGTTTAGCACTAGCACTGGTGACTTTTCAAGCACCAATGGTAAGGTTAACCTATTCTTCTCAGCAGCGCAGGAAGTAAACCCATTCGTGGGAGCTTTCCGTCAGCAGCCTAATGTGGACTACGACTACAACAAAGACTTCCAAAGACATGAGTTTGTAACAACTGCTCGTTACGGTGTCAAGTTGTATCGTCCTGAAAACATGGTTCGTGTTATCACGAAACCAACAGTAGCGTAAGGAGGTAGACTAATGAGTTATGTAAACGCAGACGGTCTAGAAGTTCTTACCGCAGGTGAACAGGGAACTCCAGCAAAGCGTGGTACTTCTCTTTCAAGTCAAAAGAAATCATTGGTGATGAATATCACAGGAACAGAAGTTCCTACATCTGTGGCAACCCCACAGGATCACGATGCTTTCATTCCAGCAGGTTCGTACATTACTTCTGCTAGTCTTATTGTCTCAACAGCTTTTGCCTCTGCAGGTTCAGCTACATTGACAATAGGTACTTATCAGCAAGATGGTACTGTTGTAGATGCCGATGGTATTGACGCAGCGATTGCTTTAGCTGCTATTGGTGCAGACAAAGCAGTAGCTTGTGACGGTGCAGCAGTAGGCGGTACAGCAACTGTTGGTGGCGCAGATGTTTATGTCGAAGCTATCTATGGCACAGCAGCATTTACTGCTGGTGAAGCCAAGTTGGTTATCGAATACATCGAGCCTTAAAAGCTTTGGGTGTTCCTTCGGGAGCACCCTTTTTTCACTTTATATTGGATAGTACCAAATGAAAAGCACTCTTCTACAAGTAGTACAATCTATTTTATCTGACATGGATTCAGAAAATGTAAATAGTATTTCTGACACAACTGAAGCTTTACAGATTGCATCGGTAGTAGAAGATACTTACTTTAACATAATTGCAGCAAGAAGTATTCCAGAGCACAATAAATTGATTCCTTTAATTTCTTTAGGGGATAGTGCCAAACCTACACATTTTACTTACCCTGCAAGAACAAAAGAATTAATAAGAATAGATTATAATATAGGTACAGCATCTAGCCAAGACTATAGAGAAATAGTTTATGTGTCTCCTCTAGACTTTATAGATAGGATGAGTGAGACTGATTTAAAAGTAACAACAGTTGATCAGTCTGTAGAACTGTTTGTAGCAAACGATAGAGAACCATCATACTACACATCTTTTAATGACAACCACATTATAATGGATTCCTATGATGCTTCAGTAGAAACTAATTTGACTGCTGCTAAAACTAGAGCACTTTGCGCTATATACCCAACCTTTAGTCAAACAGATGGGTTTGCTATAGACTTAGATCAAACACTAATGCCTTTACTTTTGGCTGAGTCTAAATCAACTTGCATGAGTTTGTTTAAGGGTGGTTCTGATCCTAAGATTGAACAGGCTGCACGTAGATTAAAATCTTATGTACAGAACGATCAGTACAAAAGCAGACAGGGTTCTAGAAACAACTACGGAAGAACCTGATGATAGACATAGAGACTGATACAGTAAACCAACACTGTGTTATAAAGTCTGACAAAATGGTGTCAGATATTTACGTTAGTAAAGAAGAAAGTGGTTACAGTTTTTTTAGAGTAAAGTTTGAAAAAGGCATAGTTCCTAAAGAACTATCTGGCAGATACTCTAGTTTACAAAAAGGTAAAGAAGCTGTAGAACAATACCTTAGAAACAAGGTAAAGACCAAAACTGTTCAGCGTAACGAGTACGCAGACCAACGTGAGAAAGAACGTAATGGCTCAAAGCATAAGTCAGAAAGCAGTAAATAACTTTGTAAGAGGTCTAATCACAGAAGCTTCTGAACTTACGTTTCCTGAGGGTGCTTCTGTTGATGAATCTAACTGTGACCTACGCAGAGATGGAACTAGACGTAGAAGACTAAACGTAGAGTATGAAAGTTCACACGCTTTGTCTTCATATACTGTAAGCAACTCAGAAGTTGTAGCTAAAGGAGAGTGGACAAACGCAGGTGGTGACGCAAATAGAGACTTACTTGTTCTGCAGACAGGCTCTACTCTTAGGTTTTACAATAAAGCAACTACACCATTTTCTAATCAACTAATTACATCTTTATCTTTGAGTTCTTTTTCTGCTGGAACTGGTGCTTTAACTACTACTCCTTGTCAATTTACTACTATAAAAGGTATGTTAGTAGTCACCTCTGCTGCTATGAACACAATAAAGGTAGTGTACAATAGCAACAATACTGTAACAGCTTCAGTTATAACTTTTGAAGTAAGAGACTTTGAGTGGCAAGGTTATGCTGCAGCAGGAGATGAGTACTTTAGTGAAAAAAGTATAATAGGTAGTTTACCATCTAGTATTGCTAATGGACCTAGGTTATATGATGCTTATAACTCAGGTTGGGGTTCGATAAATAATGGTGTTGGTAGTACAGATGCTTTTTTTACTCACATTAATCAAAGCGGAGGAATCGTTCAACCACCTTTAACACACCCTTGGTTTTCAGGTAAAGACTCTAATAATGTCCAAAGCAGAGCAGAGTTCCTTAAAATAGACGCAGGTAAATCCTTAACTGCAAACGGTAGGTTTATTCTAAACTTTTTTAATAAACAAAGAACAGCAGCTTACAATGCAGAGCCATTAGAATTTTACACACTGCAAGGAGTATCTGATGAAACAGAATCATCTAGGTTTCAAACTTGTGAAACATTCTCAGGTAGAGTTTTTTACGCTGGACTAAACAGTTCTAAAAATGCAGGTACTATATTATTTTCTAGAATTGTAGATGATGAAAATGATTTAGGTGAGTGTCACCAACGTAATGACCCTACGTCAGAAAACTTATCTGACTTACTAGACAATGACGGTGGTGTCATAGAGATACCAGACGCTTACAACATTCAAAAGCTATACTCTTTTCAAGGTGCTTTATTTGTTTTTGCTGAAAATGGCGTATGGCAGATAGCAGGTGTTGATGGTGTTTTTAGAGCTACAGAGTTTTCAGTAAATCAAGTAAGTAAAACAGGTATACTCCATCAAGGTACTTTTGTTGAAGCAGACGGTGTTCCTTTCTGGTGGTCAAAGTACGGTATACACACACTACAGGCTGATACTGTAACAGGTCAAAGTTCTCAACAAAATTTAACAATACCTACTATACAAAGATTTTGGAATGAGATAACTGACGCTCAAAAAGCTAAAGTTATAGCTTGTTACGACAATATAAATAAGAGATTATATTGGGGCTATCCTAACGTAGGTGAAGGTGTAGCGTCTAAGATAAATAACTTCTTAATACTAGACATACCTTTACAAGCTTTCTTTCCTTGGAAAGTATCTGATGAAGCCTCTAGCACTGACGCTATAGTAGGCCTAGCTTACTACGATACATACGCACAAGCAGAAGGTGATCCATCTATTGTACTAATTTGCAGGGATGGGGCTACAAATAAAATTACTATGGGTCACTTTAGTGGCGTAGCCTTTTTAGATTGGGGCAGTGCAAACTACACATCTTTTGCTGAAACAGGATTTGATTTTATAGGGGATGCTGTTCTGAAAAAGAACGCACCCTTTATTGTTACTTACGCTAGAGTTACAGAGACAGGATTTACAGGTAATGAGACTGATGGTTACACTGCTGTAAGACCCTCTGGTTTAACTGTTGCAGCCGCTTGGGATTTTAGAGAAGACTTTCAACCAGCACAAGAAGTTTACAGATTAAAGTATCCTTTGTTTCCTAACAGTGGTAACTTAAATGACTTTAACTATCCTGATGATGTCATAACATCAAGGATAAAGATACGTGGACATGGACGATCCATGAGAATTAAATACGAAAGTGTACAGGGTAAAGACTTTATACTCCTAGGTTGGGGTATGCTACAAGGAAGGAACCCTAGGTATTGATAGAATCAAAAAACTTGTCTGGTATAAAGGGAACAGACTTTGATGTCAGACTAGAGTATAATCAGGATTATATTATAGTACACATACCTGAAGTAAAAAAATTTAATAAAAAAGCCTTTTTAGAAATGAAAAAACTTTTAGAAGATTGGTTAGAATTTTTTAAAACATTAGGTAGAGATAGACTATTTGCAGGAATAAAAATTGGTGATAGTGAAAATAAATTAGCAGAGATGTTGAACTTTAAATATATAGGTTCTACAAATAATATGAACGTATACAGTTACGAGGGTTAATATGGGTGTACCAGCATTACAAGCAGTAGCAGCAGTTGTTACTATAGGTGGAACAGCTTATAGTGTTAGTGAACAAAGAAAAGGTAAGAGAGCAAGACAAGAAATTTCTAGAAGACAGCAAAGACAACAAGCTTTAAAAGCTGCCAGATCAAGAAGAATGGCATTTAGAGAACTACAAAGAAAAAGAGCACAAGCACAAGCATCTCAACAAGCTCTAGGTTTAAGTGGAAGCTCTGGTGCTGCAGGTGGTTTAGCTAGTTTGACTTCTCAATATGGAGCTAACTTAGGTTATGGTTCTGCTATGACAAATTTATCAAGAGAGATAACTGACTTTGCTTCTATTTCTCAAACTGCTATGGCTAATGCTCAAACAGGAGCAGCATTATCAGGGTTAGGTATAGCAACCTTTGATAGAGCACCTCAGATTAGTTCTGCTATTCAAAGTATGAGGAGCTAGGAAAACTAGTGATAACATTCCTAAATCAAATATCTAGCGGAATTACTTTCCTAGGTGATGACAAAAAACCTGTAGTTAAAGAAGAGCAGGATGCACGTTCACCTTCTGTGGAAAGAAGAGAGTTAGCTGTTATTGGTGCTACAGGTAAAACCATAGAAGCATCAGACAACATACCTGCTCAGATAGCTAATAAAGTAAATCAGAATCTATCTACTACAGTTAACAACTACACTCAGGAAGCTACTGATGTAGAGATGGCAGTAGAAGAGCTAGAGGATCAAGCACAAAAAGGTGCTGATCTAATGAGCATAACTGATTACTTTGATAACAGCTTTCACGCTATGGACAACCCTTACTTTACAAGCGCAGAAAACCTAGCGTCTATAAAGTATCAAATGACTGTAGAAAAGATAACTGATGCAATACAGGTCAGGACTGCTGACACAACTGCAGGTTCAGTAATTAACTGGCTAGACAGGTATCTATTAAGGCAACTACCTATAGGTGCTTGGGAAGACTTTACACTAAAAAGAAAAACTGTATCTGAGGAATTTGCTAGGGCTATCTCAGGTGATATGTCAGTCAAAGACTTTGAGACATTCCTAGATGCAAGAGTAGATGAGTACCTAGAGCAAGGTTTCTTCTTTGGTGAAAACCCTGAGGCTCTCAAAGACTTACTTTCTACAATAGAAAAGTTTGGAACTGATGACGGACTAGATGATGCACTTATAGGGGCTGTAGATCTACTACCTTTTGTTGGTTTAGGTGTTTCTGCAGCAAGTAGAACGGCTAGGGGTGCTAGACAAATTAATCAGGCAAGAAGAATATCTAGAACTATAAACAGAATATCTAGATCACCAACGCCAGCTACTAGAGCAGGTGCTATAAACGGACCTGAGGCAGCTACTGAGGTAGCAGAAAACATAGCTAGAGTTTCAGATGAACCAGAAAACCTAGCAAACATGGGGCCAAGTTTAA